CCCCGCCACCGGCGGCGACAATTCGATGCGCCACGCCTCCCGCCCTTCGCCCAGCGGCAGATCGACATGGTCGCGCCAACCCGTGTCGACGCGGCTGCGGCGGCGCCAGCTGATGACGACGCCGCCCGCCCCGTCGGGCTCGACCCGTCCATGCACCGGCGCCAGCGGCCGCAGCGCGCCGCTGGCCGCGGGGACGGCCATCTCGGTCAGCACCGTCCCGCCACGCGGCGCCCATTGCAGCCGGGCGGCGCCGCTCTCGGCAGCCAGGGCGAGCGTTTCGGGCAACAGCATCGGCGCGCTATCGTCGATCAGCACAAACGGCGTGCCCGCCAGATGGCCCACCGCGCGCGCTGTCCCGGCCCGGCCGCGCAGCAAATGCGACAGTTGCCACGCCCCCGCCCCCACCGCCTCCGCGGTGCCGAACTGCACCAACTCATCACCGACCATCGCGCGATTGGCGCCGCCCAGCAGCGCCGCATCATCGACCGATTCCAGCGCCAACGCCGGGTTGGCCAGCGTCACCATCAGCGTTGCGGCGCGATCGAACAATGTGTCGCTTCCTGCTGCCAGCGGCGCCGCCAGCTGCCCCAGTGCCGCCGCCGGCCGCACCGTGCCCAGCGCGATGGACTCGGCATCGGCGGCGGGCACAAACCAGCAATCGGCACCGCGCCAGCCATCGTTGCTGCCCGCGGCGGCGATCAGTATCCGCGCCGACGCGGCGCCCGGGCTCCCCAGATTTGGCAGATCGAACACATGCACCGTTCCCACCGCATCGGGCCAGTCGGGCGCCCGCACCGGAACCCCCGGTTCGGCGGGAAGGTCGATGGCGGGCACCGGCTGGTGCCGCTTCAATTCGATCAATATCTCGTTCGCGCGCACCGTCCGCGCCGCCAGACGCCAGGCGCTGCCATCCGCCAGCGTCACGACATGCCCGACCGGCAGTGCCAGCGCCGCCAGATCGGCCTGCCAGATCAACGTCTCGCGCCCGTCTGCCGCCGCCGCGGCCAGCCGCTCCGCCAGCGCCCGCGCCGACGGCGCGGGCAGCACTGCGGGCAGGTCGATCCGCTCCTCGCGCACGCCGCCCCCGGCGACCCGGCTCGCCTGTTGGCCCAATTGATAATCGCGCTCGGGCTCGTAATGGCGCAGCCGGATCGACCCCGGCAACGACGACAGGGGGGCGCGTTGCCGCTCGACCGTGTCGCGCCCGATTTCCATCCGCCGCGCCTCGCGAAACGCGCTCAGCATCAGCGGCTTGCCGGTCAGCGCCGCCGGGGTCAGCCGCCACCGCTCCGAACCGCTCGCAGCCCGCACGCCATCGACGTCGAACAACGGCGCCAGCGCGTCGCGCGCCCGGTCGCCCGACGCGGCATAACCGGTGAACGGCCACGCGCCGAAACATCGCCCGGTCTCGCCCAACAGGCGGTCACCGATCATCCCGGCATCGACCGCCCCCGCATCGGCCTCGACCTCAAAGGTCAGCGAGGGAATCCGGTTGCCAAACGCGCCCAACTCCAGCTCCTCGAACACCGCATAGGCAAGTCCGCGAAAGGCACTCGCCGACGTCATTCCGGTCGCCGACGCAATCAGCGGATCGACCGCCTGATCCTCGCCCCCCGGGTGCCAGCGAAAGGTGCAGCGCTCCTGAAACGTCCCGCTCGCGCCGCGCAGCAGATTGCCGTCGGCCCAGATCCGCCGGATCGCGCGGATCGGCCGCGCCGACAGCGCCACCGCCAGCGACACCGCATAGCTATATTCGGTCGTCGATGGCCGCCCCTTGCCGCCGCCGCGTCGCTCGCGCCGTTCGATCAGGTCCGTTGCCCAGATCACGCTGCCCGCGACGCGCATCGTCCCGAACAGCTGGGGAATCTGCTGGCCATAAGTCGACGCCTGGACCTTCAGATCGGCCAGCCGCGGCCCCTCGCGCCCCTTGGGCTTGAAGATCTCCGCATCAATCTGTTGCCCCAAGGCCGCGCCGATCGCCGCGCCGACCGGCCCCCCGACAATCCCACCGACCGCCGTCAGCACCAACGTTGCCATCATCATCCCCCGTCTTGAAAAATCGCCACCGCACCGCGTCATGCGCCAGCGCGTCAACCGGCGTCTCAACGACGCGCCGCAACCCCGCGTGAGCATGGACAAATGTCGCGGCTCCGATCAGCCCCAGATGAAACTGCCCCGCCGCACAGGCGATCAGCGCGACGTCGCCGACCTGTGCCGCATCCTGGACTGGGGCAAACCCCGCCGCCGCCAGCCCCGCCTCGACCCGCGCCCGCGACCAGCCGCGCAGCGGATAGTTCGTCGGCCCCGGCAACCGCGCGCCCGCCGCCGCATAGGCCGCCCAGACCAGCCCGACGCAATCGAGCCCGGTCGCCGGGTCGCGCCCCTGCGGCCGAAACCGCACCCCGACCATCGCTTGCGCCGCCGCAAAGGCGCGCGCGGCATCGTCAGCCACCGGGATAGCGCGTCAGCAAATCATTGCCCGGCAGATGCGCTTCGCCGCGAAAGTTGATCGCATTGGCAAATCGGTCGCGGCACGTCGCCAGCTGCTTGTCGCACCCTTCGGTCACCCGCACCCGCACGCCCCCCTCCGGCAAAAAGGACGGCGCCTCGGCCAATTGCAGCACCGCCCCCTCGACCGCGATCACCGGACTTTCCAGCCCGCAATTTGCCCCCTCGGTCCACAATAACTCGCCGAATGCCATGCCGGCGACCGCATGATCCAGCGTCACCGCGCGCCCCGCCACCGCCACCACGCGCCGATCATGCCTCAACGGCGCCAGATCGACCCGGCACGCCCGGTCACCCAGCATCGCGCGGCACGATGGCGACGTCGCCGGGCACACCGGCTGGTCGAGCAACCGCGTCACCCCTTGTAATTCCGCCGTGAACGCCGCCCCGCGCCGCTCGATCGCCCCCAGCGATCCGCGCGCGACCGTCACCGGCGCCACCGCGGGCGCGGTCCAGTCGGTCACGAACAGCGCCAGCTCGGCACCGTCCCAGCGTCCGGCATCCAGGTCGCTGGTGGCGATCGCATCGCTCGCGATGGCGCCTTCCAGGTCCATCGTCGCGGCGTCCAAACTGTCGCTCGTCTCCAGCGCCGACGGCTTCATCCCCGGCGCCGCGCGATACAGGATGCCGCCGACCGCCAGATCGCGGTCGTGCGAGGTCAGCCCGATCACCACCCCGTCGCGCCGCGCCAGCCGCCAGCACCACGCCAATGTGACCAGCTCCTCGCGCAGCCAGTCGGGCGCCGCGCTGATCGCTTCGGGTATCACCATGGCGCCCGCACCTCGACCAGCGACACGCTCGCCAACTCGCCCGCCAGAAAGGTCGCGCGGCTCGCCTCCAGGCGATCCTCGGCAAAACGCACCGCGACGTCGAACAGAAACCCGGCGCGCACCGCTACCCCCGCCGCTGGCGCCGCATCGAGCAGCACCTCGCCATCGCCCGTCACCGAAAACGCCGCCGTCTCCAGCCCGTCGACCGACACCCTTACGCTGCCATCGACCGGCAAGCGGATCGCGCGCACCTGCTCGGCATCCCCCGCCCCATAAATCTTCACCAGCGCGAATTGTCGCCGCACCCCGTCGCCGACCCCCAGCATCTGGTCGGCCGCCGTCGGCAGTCCGCCATCCGCCGCCGAACTGGCATCAAGGGGATCGCGAAAGCGGAACGCCCGTGCCGCGCCGCGCCGCGCCCGAAAAAAATCGACCAGCGTCCGCACATCGGCTTCGGATCGTATCCCCGGCCCGGCGTCATAGCGCATCCGCGCTTCCGCCCATTCGCTCGCGCGCTGCTCATGCCCCGACGGCGAGCTGACGATCTGGGTCGAAAATTCGGTCGCGACCATCGCCTCGCGCCCGATCGCCAGTGGGAAATCCACCGCATCAAAAGCCTGCACCGCATCCTCCTCCGCGTCAAAACTGACGAACCCGTCGCGCGCTACCTGCGGCAGCGCCCACACGAACGTCCGCGCCACCCCCGCCCGCCGCGCCGCAGCCGCGGCATCGGCAATCGCCATCCACCCCGCGCGCTGTTCGGGCAGCAGCACAAACCCCGAAAAATAATGCTGATCTTCAACCGGATAGATCAGACGCAGCACCATCGCGGCGCGCGCGCCCGCCGTCTCGGCACCGCGTCCCGCGGTCACCCAGTCATAATCCTCCAGCTGCAGCACATCGAACGCAGGCTTGGCCCACCCCAGCGGCACATTGGCCCGCCGCAATTCGGGCGCCGCGGGATCGAGCACCGTCGGCAGATAGACCAGCAAATGGCTCACCAGCCCCGCCTCCCCCGCCTCATCGCGCGCCGCCGCAACCAGCGCCGCGGTCGACGCCGCGAGCAGCGCGCCCAGCGCGTCGAGCATCGTCAGCTGCGGCGCCGTCAGCACCCCCCGCACATCGACGATCGCGACGCTCGCCGAACCCAACGCCGCGGTCGTCGCGGCATCATAGGCACAGATCCGCCCGCCGCTGGCGACCCACCACCATGGCTCGCCCACCTGAAACTTGGGTGCCAGCCCTGCCGCCACGCCGATCGCGACAAAGTCCCGCGCCACCAGCTGCAAATATCCCATCGCCGCCGCATGGGCGGGGGATAACAGGGTCGACGGCGGCATCCAGCCGGTCAGCGCCGGGCCGCCGTCGGCGCTGCGCTGTTTCCAGCTTGCCGGGCAATAGGCGTCGAACAATTCGTAGGACAGCGACCAGATGAGGCCCAGCCCCGCCGCCGCGCAGGTCGCCGCCAGCGCCGCGTGCCACGCCGCACAGGGCGCATTGATCGCCCCGCCCGCAACGCCAGCCTCGAACCCGCCGCCCGCCGCCGCCAGCCGCATATAATGGCTCATCCCGACATAATGGACGACATCGCCGCGATAGCCCAACTGCACGATCTGCCGCACCACCCGCGCCGGGGCCAGATGATAGCAATCGTCATACCCATTGGTCATGCCCAACGCCGTTTCGGGCAGCACGACATCGCCGATCGCCAGCACCGATCCCGACCCAGTACAGGCCACCGCGCTCATCTCGGCCCAACCCTGCGTCGGTGCCGCCAGCACCCCGTCGCCGCCGTCGTAAGTCGGCGGCACCAGCGAAACGAACATCCGGTCGATGTCGCCCGCCCACACCGGATCGGCCTCGCCGGGCAACAAGAACCCGCCGCTCAGCGCGTCAAAATCCAGACGGACGACCGCATCCTCGCCCGTCCCGACCGCATAATTCCACAGCCGCACATACCAGGCGCGCGGCGCGCCGCCCGCGTCGCGCCCCTCGATCGTCAGCGTCGGCCCATGCAGCGCATCGAGCGGCTTCACCCCGCCCGACCGCCACCGGAATGTCAGCTGCGTGTGCCGGAAATCGCGGTTCGTCGCATAGGCGAGCAAGGGATGGTCCCACCGGTCCTCGGCCTCCCAGATCAGCCCCGCCAGATCCTGCTTCTGGTAAAACACCGCCTCGACCCGCAGCGCCCCCGGCGCCGCGCTCGTCACACTCGCCATCATCGGCCGCGCAAAATCGACCGTCCAATATCGCGGGTCGAACCGCTTCAGCCACCCCTTGCGATGATGCGGCTCGGCAGCCGCGACGAGCGCCCAGCCCATCAATCTTCTCCGCTCGTCACGGCCCGCCGTACCGCCCGCGCCAATTGCCGCCCGGTCTGCGCCAGCCGCTGCGGTTCGATCCCCGCCTCGCCGCGCACGTTCACGGTGATCGCGATGTTGCGCGTCATCCCGCCCGCCGCCTCGATCCGGCCGCTCGCGGTCGGCACGAACAGTTCGGGACCGCGCTCGCCGACGCGATAGGCGCGGCCGGCGCTGACCGGCCCCCCGGTCGCGCGTCCCGGCGCCCCAAACAGCGACAGCGCCAGCGCCAGCAGACCCCCGCCACCGCCGCCTTGGCCCCCCTGGTCGCCACCGCCCAATGCGGCGCCGATGCCGCCCGAAATCGCGGCGCGCGCAATATCGGCCATCACCGACAGCGCCAGCCGCTTCAAATCCTCGAACCCCAGCTTGCCCGACACGATCGCGCGGCTCAGCGCCCGCTCGATCGCCCGCCCCGCCTGTTCGGCCTCGCTGACCAGCGGCCCGCCCAGCTCGGCGCGCAGCACCGCAATATCGCGCCGAAACGCCCCTGTGTCGGCGCGCACCGCCACCACCATATCGTCGATCTCATCCATCGGGAAATTGCTCCATCATCGCCGCCAGTACGGCGCCATCGAACGGCGCCACCGCATCGCCTTCGACCCACCCCGCCAGAACCGCACGCACATCGGCCGGCGTCGCTGCCCAGAAATCCCCGGGCCGCCAACCCGCGACGCGCGCCATAACCCCCAGCAAAGCGGTCGCAGACGGTCCAATGCTCCCCTCCCCTTCAGGGCTGCGGCGAGACTTGCGACCTTGTTCGTTAGTCGCAGCGGGGTGGGCATCAGCGCGCTCCGCCACCCCTCACTGCCCCGACAATATCTGTCCCAGCAGCACGCGCAGCGCCGGGGTCACCGCCGCCAACCCTTGCGCGACAACCGCCTCGCCAATCGCCTCGCGCGTCAACGCCTCGGGCCGATCCTTCACACAATGCCAGAACAGGCCCACCAGCTCGCCCAGCGCCAGCCGCCCGTCCGCGGCGCGCTCGACCAGCGCGAACAGCGGCCCCAATTCCGCCTCCGCCGCGACCAGCGCCGCAAAGCTCGGGCGCAGCACAAAGGCCCGATCACCGACGCACAATTCCGCCTCGCCGCGCAAGCTGTTCGCTGCCGCGCTCACAGGCTCACCACCGCGCCGCTCGATTCCAGGTTCAGCGTGTAATTGCGCTCGCCATTATAATCGCCGGCATAATCCAGCCGGGTGACCAGAAAGCGTCCGCGCATCCGTTCGCCGCTCTCGAAACGCAGCTCATAATCGTCGATCGTCCCCGCCAGCGCGTGGCCGCGCACCCGCACTTCCGCCGCCGATCCGGTAAAGATGCCCGCGGCGCTGACCGACACCGATCGCACCCCGGCGCCCGACAACAGCGCGCGCCACCCGCCCGAATCCTTGGTCGTGACGTTCACCGCCTCGCCATTCACCGACAGCTGGGTGGTACGCAGCCCGGCGACCGTCTGATATGTTGGCGGCGCCGCACCGTCGCCGACCTTGAGCAGAAAAGCGCTCCCATTTTCAATTGCCATCGTTTAATCTCCTCAACAGAAAAACATGCGGAACGGGGAGTCGCAGGATGCTTATTACGACATTGCTTTTGGCCGCCATGGCACCGGCACCGACCGGCGCGGTCGACACGACGCGCGCCGCCTTCACCAAATGCCTGCGCGACGACATGAAAAAGGCGCTCGAGGCCAAGGTCGAAGAGGTCGAATATGAAATGGCGCTCAAGGCGAATTGTGCGGCCGAACGCGACGCCTTTCGCAAGGCGGTGATTGCACTGGGCCGCTCAGGCGGTGATTCGGTGGCGGTCGCGACCGAGGACGCCGACATGCAGGTCGAAGATTACCACGCCAATTTCACCGACAAGTTCAAGGATTACAAAGCGAACAACTCGCTGCCGGGCGATTGATCGCCACCGTCGCCACCGCGAAGTCGGGATCCCTTCACCGGGGCTATCGTTAAGGTCGGATCATTGAGCTTGCCTCGTCATTGCGAGGAGCGAAGCGACGCGGCAATCCAGAGGTGGCGCAAACCGCGCTGGATTGCTTCGCTCGCAATGACGAATATAGGAAACGGCACTCGTCTGGCTCTAAGCCTCCAAACACCGGCACCGCACGATCACCTCGTGCCGCCAGCCACCCTCGCGCATAAAACCGAACCGCGTCCGCACCACCCGCGCGCTCACCACCGACCAGCCGCCCGCCGCCCCGCGCAGCCCCGCGGCCACCGCGTCGATGCGGCCCGCGGCAACGTCATCGATCGCCGCGCCCGCACCGGCCAACGTCAATGTCAACCGCACCTCGCGCCCCGCCCGGTCTTTGGTTCCCCAATCGACGCCGTCCGCGCCGCCAACCGCAACATAGGGGGCGCTGGCCCGCGGCGGCGTGCCATCGAATATCCCATGTACCAGCCCCGCCAGCGCGGCATCGCCCGTCAGCAACGCCAGCGCCCGGGCGCGCACCGCCTGCTCGGCGCCGCTCATTGCCCGCTGCCCAGCGTCATCCGCCGCCACGGTTGCCACAATGCCGCAATGGCCGCGGGCGGCGCGACCGGCGCCGCATCGCGGGCATCGTGCAAATGCTGGACCATCCGCACGATACCCTGGCGGATGGCCTCGGGAATCCCGTTCGGATTTTCTGCGATCCCGGCGCGGTAGCTGACCCGCACCCGCTCGGCATCGCCCGGCTGCTCGATCACCAGCTGCCCGCTGCCGTCGCGGCCGTGACGCAGCCGGTACGCCCCCGCATCCAGCGCCGTCTCATCGCCGGCGGCGGTCAGCAGCACCGCGGCATCGATCACCGCAACCGGCCGCGCGCTCAACCGCACCTGCCCGGCGCGCAGCGACAGCACCTCTTCGACTTCGCGGATGACCAGCCAATGGCCGATAAACGCCTCGCAAATATTGGTCGCCGCGCGGACCAATCCGGCAACCACGGCGTCGTCGATCGTCGAACCCAGCCGCAACCAGCCGCGCGCTTCGTTCAGGCTCACCGGGGCATCGCCCGGCAACAGGCCAGCCGCCATCACCGTTCCTCCACCCGGACGGTCATCGACCGCTCGTCGATTTGCCCATCGCTCAGCGTCACCCGGTTGGTGACCCGATAGACATGCCCGGCAACCCCACCCGCCAACGTCGCCGTCGATTGCATCAGGTCGTGCGCTGCTGCCGCCACCATGACGCCATCGGCCGCGGCTGGCGCGATGGCCCACACGCTCGCCAGCACCGCCTGGCCGCCAGGATAGGCCGCCGCCCAGTCGAACTCGAAATCGATCCGGCTGTCCGGATCCTTCACGATCATCGTCATCGCCATTCCTTTGTTTATGGTTTGCGTATGATCACGCGGCGGCTGGCCTCGCGGATCGGCGGCACCGCGGCCTGCGCCGCGGCAGGCTCGGGCCCGCCCCACTCGCTGGCCAGATCGCGCCGCGCCGCATCGCTGATCGCGCGCGATGCAAGGGCGCTGCCGCCCATCATGCCGCCGCCTCCAGCGCCGCCAGCCGCTGCGCCAGCGCCGCCATGACGAACAGCGCCAGCTGGTCGGACCGAAGTCCAAAGCGGCTGCGTGCTGCGCGCCCATCGGTTCGCCACTCGTCCCAACATAAAAAGGCATAGGGGGTGCGCCCCGGCCGGCCGTCGTCGCCCAGCGGGTCGACCAGCCCTTCGTCGGCCATGATCGTCCAGACCTGCTGGGCGCGGACCCCGAAATGCTGGCGCGCGCCGTCCGGCCCCTTTTCGGCAATCGCGTCATGCCACTGGTAAAACCCCAGCTCGGCGGCGATCCGTATGGCCGCGCGCAGTTCCGCCGGGGCCATCGCGCCGCGCCAGGCCTTGTCGCGGCTATCGGACGTGTTGATCGTCCCCGTCCCGGCAAAAACCGTTGCGATGCGATGCGCGGCTGTGCCCAGCGAATAGGCATTGTCCGCGCCGGGGCGCCCCGCCCCGCCCGCCTCCCACCGCCACAGCTCGGTGCCATCATTGCCGCCGTTGCGGTCGCGATAGATGGCCAGGGCCGACGTCGCCGGCACCTGCCCGATGCACCAGTTGGCGATGCCGTTCTGCGTAAAGCTGATCAACGCGCCGTTGGGCGCGCCGTCGATATTCCCGAAATCGGCCAGGACGCCTCGCCCGGGGTTCGCTTCGCCGATATTAAAGCGGTAATTGGCGGCGGCGCCGCCCACCGTTATCCGCCCGTTCGCGGTCACCCGGATCCGTTCCGTTCCCCCGGTCGCGACCGCGATCGTGTCGCTCGCGGGGCGAAACAGGCCGGTGTCGGGGTCGGCCGAAAACGCCAGGGTCGGCGCCGCCGCGGTCCCATTGGGCACCCCCAACCCACCGGTCAGCGTAAACCGTCCATCGGCATCGCGATACGCCAGCGCCGACAGCGGTACATTGACCCAGCTCCCGGCGCGGCGCACCGTGATCTGGTCATCGGCCAGCCCCGTCGCCGCTGCCGTATGCGTCGTCGACAGCGGCTGCTTGCCGCCGACCGCGTCGGTCAGCGCGGTCACTGCGCCGTCCTGGCCCGCGAACCACGCGGCGCCAACGGTCAACGCGATCGTCTTGAGCCCGGTCGCAAAATCGACCGGCGCGCCATTGTTCGACGAACTGGCGACCAGGTCGCGCACCAGTCGCCCGCTGCCGTCGATCCGTCCCCGCCCGACCTCCCACTGCCCGGGCTGGGCAATGCCGGCGATGGCATAGTGAAATTGCACGTCCGCCGGGACCACATCGGCAAAGCGGCGATGGCCCGGCACCGCGCCGGTCGGCGTCAACGGGCCGGTGCCGCCTTCCTGGCACAGCTCGCGCACCAGATCGGCGAAAAAGGGGGTCGGCATGGCAAGCCCATCCTTTCGTTGATGATATCCGAAAAAAATGGCGCCCGGCCCGCCACCCGAAAGGGGTCAAGGGAGCATGGGCCGGGCGCCGATCGCACCAGCGAAAATCAGCTGGCGGCGAATTTCATCAGCTTGATCGCCTGGCTATCGACGATCGCGCCGCCGACCCGCTTCGTGGCGTAAAAATGCACGAACGGCTTGTTGCTGAACGGGTCGCGCAGGATGCGCGTCTCGCCGCGGTCGGCGACCAGATAGCCGGCGCGGAAATTGCCGAACGCGATCGACAGGCTGTTCGCCGCGATGTCAGGCATGTCCTCGGCCTCGACCACCGGATAGCCCAACAGCGTCGCGGCCTGCCCCTCGACCATGCCCGGCTGCCAGATGAACGCCCCGTCGCTGGTCTTGAACTTGCGGATGCGCGCCAGCGTATCGCTGTTCATCACCCACGCCGCGCCCTGGCGATAGGGCGCGCGCAGCGCATGGACCAGCTCGACCAGCTTGTCCTGCGGGTTCGATGCCGGAAAGGCCCCCGCGGTCCCCGTCGCCAGATGCTGCACCGTCCCGAACGCCCGCACGCTGTCGATCTCGTTGGTGGTGGCATAGGTCAGGAAACCCTTCGGCCGGTTCGTACCGTTGCCGTTCACGAACGCCCCGCCCTCGGCGACCGCAAACTCGCGCGCGATCTGATCGGCCAGCCAGTCCTCGACGTTGAACATCGCATCGTCCAGCATCGCCTGGCTCGCCGCCGGATTGGCGTAGAGCTCGCCCGACGGCGGCACGATTTCGGCAAAGCTGCGCGTCGCCGTCTCGGGCCGCGTCGCCGTCTCGCCGACCCAGCCCGCGCCCATCGCCCCGGTCGCGATCAGCTTGCGATACCCGCTCGTCCCCGTCTGCACGACCGTCGCGATCGACCGGATCGGCGACAGCGATTTCAGCGTCGCCGCGATCGCCCCGTCGATCTCGCGCGGCACCGCGAAGCCGCCGTCGCCGCCCGCCGCCACCGACAGGCTCTTCATCTCCACCCCGGCATCGATCCCGCGTCGCAGATACCGCTCGACAAAAGCATCGCGCGCCGGATCAGCCGCCTTCGCCCCGTCCAGCGGCAACCGCGACGCCGCCACCGCCTGCGCATCGACCTGCGCCTTCAAAGCTGACACCGACGCCTTCAGATCATCGACCGCCTCCGCCGCCAACACCGCGTCGAACGCGCCGTCCAGCGCATCGGCCTTTACTTCGATATCCAATTCCATGCCCGTCACTCCTTCTGAAAATCCGCCGCGGCACCGGTCGGCACCGCGCGCACATCAAGCGCGATCACCCGCGCCAGCGGCTGCATCGGCGCCGCCACCAAACTCACCTCGGCCAGGTCGAGCCCCAGCAATTCGCGCGGATCGCTCCCGCGCGCCACGGTCACCCGATAGCCAAAGGACAATCCGCTCAGCGCCCCGCGCGCGACCAGCGCCGCCGCGGTCGGATGCGTCACCCGCGCCACCACCCGCAGCCCACGCTGATCCTCCGCCAATGTCTCGATCGTCCCGATCACCGCGCCCGGCCGGTGCTGCCACAGCAACGGCACCGCGCGCCGCTCCCGCAAACTCGCGGCAAACGCCCCCGCCCGCACCACATCGCCGCCGCGGTCCACCCGGTCGAACACCGATGCATAACCAGCGAAGCGAATGTCCCCCTCCCGCTTGCGAGAGGGATTAGGGGAGGGCACGTCAGCAACGCCCGCCGCCCTCACCGCAGCAACCCCGGCAGCCCCAGCTTCACCGCCAGCCCGACCACCAGCGCCGCCAGCACCCCGCGCACCGCCCAGTCGACCGCCGCCTTCCACGCGCTCGTCTTGGCATCGCGCCACGCGCCCAGCAGCTGGCGCAGATCGACCATGTCGTCGCGCGCCGCCGCGTCGGCCAGGCCAAGCCGTGCCAAAGCCCGCCGCGCCCCCAACTCGCTCGCCTCCTCAACCACCGCACGCAGCAACGCCGGGTCGGGCGCAGCGGACACACTTGTCCCCGCCAGCGCGATCAACCGCGCCAGCGCTTCGTCTTCGTCCATGTCGATATCTCCCATTCGTCATCCCGGACTCGTCACCCCGGACGTGATCCGGGGTGACGAGTCCGGGGTGACGATGCGGGCTACCCCACCCCCAACAACGCCTTCTTCTCGTCCGCGCTCAGCCAATCCGCCGCCGACACCTCGTGCCACAACGCCATCCGGTCCTCGGCCAATGCCGGCACCCGGTCCAGATCGACGCGCAGCTCGGCCCCCGCGAACCACCCCGCCAGCCCCTGCGCGATACCGCCCAAAATCTTCCCCACCAGCGGCAGCACCGTCAGCCGCCACAGCGCCCGGTTCGCCTCGCGGTAATTGGCATAGGTCGCATCGCCGGGCAGCCCGAGCAGCATCGGTGGCACCCCAAACGCCATCGCAATCTCGCGCGCGCTCGATTCCTTGAGCGCCAGGAAATCCATCTCGGAAGGGCTCAGGCTCAGCGCCTGCCACCTGAGGCCGCCCTCCAGCAACAACGGCCGCCCCGCATTCGCCCCGCCCGAAAACCCCTCGGCCAGCTCCTCGCGCAGCCGCTCGACCTGCTCGGCCGACAATGGCATCCCCTTGTCGCCCGGGTCATGGACCAACGCCCCCGACGGCCGCGCCGCATTGCCCAGCAGCGCCGCGTTCCACGCCGCCGCCGCATTATGCGCCGCGATCGCGCCAGACGCGGCGCCCAGGCACCCCGCGCCATAATGATCGTCCAGCGGATGCAGCGCCTTCACATGCACCACCGCCGTCCGCCCCGCGCCATCCTCGGCGGGCAGCACGACCCCCGCGCCGCCCGCCTTGTAACGATACGCCACCGGCCACCCACGCGCGTCGGCCTCGACGCTCACCCGCTCGGGGCGCAGCGCAAACAGCTCGGCCGGCGCCCCCGCCCCGTCGCCCAAAATCTGCACATAACCATTGCCATGCAGCAGCAATTGCGACGCCAACGTCTCGACCAGCCCCTGCCCGCCCGACGCCTGCGCCACCAGCGCCGCCAGCGCCGGATCGCTCGCCACCACCGGCGCGCTGCCCGCCGCCTCGGCGACCAGCTTGACGCTGCGCTGGACAATCGCATTGCCCAGATACCCCTCGCGCAGCTGCGCTTCATAAGACAAAGGCGTCGGCGACGACCCCATCATCCCATACGCCCCATACACACGCGACAAAGCAGGCCGCGCAGCACCCTGCGCAGCCTTCCGGCCAAACCAGTTCATGATGTTCTCCAAAAGAAAACGGCCAGCAGATGCTGGCCGCAGATGTATAAGTGAAGGGGCCGAATCAGTCGGCGGACGTGACAGTGTCGCCTGATGCTGGTTCAACGAAACTTACCACAATCGCTCCGAGCCGGATTTCGTCATCGCCAATAAAGGCGCGGACCTTAATTGCGCAATCCTGGGTGATTACGAGATTCTGCATCCTAGCGGGCACAAACAGCTCGATAAAAGACACGGAATTCTCATCTCCAAACGGAGAGGGGTTTGAGGGAGTAGGCGGAAATTCCGCTGAGGCCTCGAACAACAGCTCGTCGCCATCCGACCGAAAGATACGCACTGTTACGGCAGTCGGCGCAGTCGGCGGATCTATCCGCAAACTTATCGCTGCACAAAGTTGCGGCAGCGTTACGGGTCCCACTGCAGAAATAACCAAAAAATTCCCGTAAACGCCAACAAAGGTCCGCTTTCCGCCAATCTCCTCGCGAATGTCGTCGCAAAAGACTACATGACCCGTAGGCATGCGGGGATTGATGATCATGCCGTGGCCATCTCAAACTTCGAAACCGGCGCGTTAATTGACGTAGGCTTCAGCATCTGAGCCTCAAAACCCTCGAAACCCGTTGAAAGAGCGCCTGGCTTAGCCAGCGGAGCATTAATTCCAGATTCCGACCCAGGTTTTACAAGCTGAAAGTCGATTTCTCGTCCCATCGCCCATGCCAGTTCAGCAATTCGACCCAGAGTTATATCCTGTCGGCCGTTCAACTCGCGGCTGACGACCGATCGATGCACGCCGATCGCTTCCGCAACCGCCGACTGATTGATGCCAGAAATCGCCTGTTCTTCGACCAACGCCCGCTGCAATGCTCGCCGAACCTTCGAAATAAAGCGCCCAGCCGCCCGCTTGCTAGGGCTGATAGCAATCTGAAACGACGTCATCGGGATCATCTCCAGGAACAAATTTCGGCTCGTCCAAATCGAGCCTCTCTCTAAATCTCACCGCCTGATCGCGGTAACCGGAATACAGGTTAAACTGCTTTACTCGCGATGTGGTGTCACAATCACAGATAATGAAGCAGTCCTGTTGCACAAACCATCCAAACAAGCGCAAATCTGCGGTTTTGAGCTCCCAGACGCCATTCCCGACGGGGCGCAGCGCCTTAAAGCGCTGTCCTATCGCCAGTGGCTCGCCGACACAAAACTCATAGACCAGCGCATCGAGTTGCTGGACGGGATCCTCTTCGATATTCCAGCTCGATCCAGCCTCCAAAAGCTCTTTGGCCATCCAGTCGCGAGCACGAGGCAGAAGGAAAATCCGCCTTACCTCCATCTCTCTTGGACCCAAGCCGGGATCGAGTCTGTATAACGCGCCCGACCGCACCAATTCTATGATTGTTGCCATTTAAGTCAACAAAGATTGCTGGACGCTTAACATCAGACATTTGTATTTCTTTTGTTCTCGGAGTCAATCACACCCGCCGAACCCCCACAACCCGCCCCATCC